GACCAGGCTATGAAACTCTATCAGGCCGAGGTCGATCGTCCCGAGATTTCAATGGAAGATGTTCTTAAGCAGCAAAAGGAACAAATGGAAAAGATGCAGGATCAGATAGACATCTCTCAGATTATGATGTCATTTGCCATTGATGAGAATATGTTCAAGAAACTCGTTGAAGAAGGAATTCTTGACGAGGGTATGGAGTTTGAAGACTTGATGGGTGCTGATGGTAGTCACGAAGACTTGGAGATTCAAGAACCACCAAGAAAGGGTGATGAAGAAGACTTCGGTAATCACTGGCGTGATTGGTCTCCGGATATTAGAGAATACTTATAGACCTTGTTGTTACCGGTGACACAGAAAGTGTAACACCGTTGTCAAGGAAATCAAGACAAAAAATATAAAAAAACTTTACATCACTTCTTTAGTGGATATACTTTGATTATGAAAAAGAAAAAGAAAAAAGACCATTACGTTGACAACGATAAGTTCTGTGAAGCGATGACTGCGTGGAAGAAAGAAGTAGACGCAGCAGAAGCAGAGGATGAACCTCGTCCGCCAATCTCAGAATACATCGGAGAGTGTTTCGTAAAGATTGCGGAACACCTGTCTCGAAAGCCAAACTTCATCAACTACCCATTTAGGGATGAGATGATTGCTGACGGTATCGAGAACTGCCTGATGTATGCACACAACTTTAATCCAGAAAAATCAACAAATCCCTTTTCATATTTCACTCAGATGATATACTATGCTTTTCTTCGTCGTATCGAAAAGGAGAAGAAGCAAAACTTCATCAAGTATAAGGTGATGGAAGATATGGACGACGGCAGTTTTATGAAGTGGTTCAAAGAAAACTACTTCGAGAAAGATGCCAAAAACATATATGCTGAATACTTTGACATATCGGAGTCGGACATAGAAAAGTTTGAGCCTAAGAAAAAGAAAAAGGGTCGTAATGAATATAGCGATACTGAATGATTCCCACTTCGGGGCACGCAGCGACAACCAGTTATTTCTAGATTACTTTATAGATTTTTTCGAGAACCAGTTCTTTCCGTATCTCAGAGAGAACAATATTACAGATGTTCTACATCTAGGCGATTTTATGGATCGTCGAAAGTTCGTGAACTTCAATACACTTGGTTTGGTTCGCAATCGCATACTCACGCCTCTGGAGGAGATGGGCGTGAGTATGCACATTGTGCCTGGAAACCACGACACATATTATCGAAACACCAATGATCTGAACTCGCTTCGAGAGTTGTTTGCCGATAGGTATCCTAACTTTCATCTATACGAAGAGCCAGTAGAGTTGGAGTTTGGTTCTCTTCGACTTGCTATGGTTCCTTGGATCAACAAGCAAAATCACGATTCGATTATGGAGTTTCTTTCCAACACAAAGGCACCGATAGTCTGTGGTCACTTTGAACTAGACGGATATGAAGTGATGCGTGGACATCGCTTTGAAGGTGGTATGTCAGACAAGCAGTTGAGCCGATTCGAGATGGTTCTATCTGGTCATTTCCACAACAAGAGCAGTCGCAACAATGTCTACTACTTAGGCACGCAGTATCAAATCACATTCCACGACCTACACGAAAAGAAAGGTTTTCACGTTCTCGATACGGAGACGAGAAGCCTTGAATACATCGAGAACCCCCGACGAATGTTTCATCAGATTATCTACGACGATGAGAAGATGAATATTCAAGATGTCATTGAGTCGATGGATTTCTCTTCGTATGCGAACTCCTTTATCAAGATTCTGGTGATGAACAAGAAGAGTCCCTATACCTTCGACCGCCTTCTTGACAAACTGTATGAACAGAATGTCCAGAACATTACCATTGTTGAAGAGAACATTGATACAGGCATAGATGAAGAAGATATTCTTGACATGGCACAGGACACGCTTACAATCATCAACAAAGAGGTTGACGGTATGGAAAGCCTGTCTGACAAGTCGGGTGTCAAGAATCTGATTCGTGAACTATACTTGGAGGCGTTGAGCCAGTGATTTACTTCGAGAAAGTTAGATTCAAAAACTTTGGTTCCTTTGGAAACTCGTTCACTGAAGTTGATTTGATAAAAAGACCGATGACTCTGGTTTCGGGAAACAACGGACACGGGAAGTCGTTCGCACTTCTCGACTCTATCACATTTGCCTTGTTTGGTAAACCTTTTCGTAAGATCAACATTCCGCAGTTGGTGAACTCCATCAATCAAAAAGATTGCGTGGTGGAGGTTGAGTTCAAGGTCAACGATATTGCCTATCGTATTGTTCGTGGACTAAAGCCAAAGGTGTTTGAGATTTACAAGAATGGTGAACTCATCAATCAGCACGCAAAGTCAAAAGACTACCAGAAGATGCTGGAAGAGCAGATTCTCCGAATGAACTACAAGTCATTCACACAGGTTGTGATTCTTGGTAGTTCTTCTTTTGTTCCTTTTATGCAGTTACCAGCAGCCGATAGAAGAACAATCATTGAAGACATTCTTGATATCAATATCTTCTCGACGATGAACGGTCTGCTGAAGGAAAAGATTTCTTCTCTCCGCGAGGAAATCAAGGAGAACGCAAGAAAGAACGAGTTGTTCACTGAAAAGGTTGCGATGCAGGAGAAGCATATTCAGTCGCTTCGTGAGCAAAGCCAAAAGTCTATTGAAGAGTTTGAGGACAAGATCCAATCTTCTGTGGACGACAGAAATAAGATTCAGAATGAGATTGATCTTGTCTCGAACGAAATACAAGATTTCCTGTCCACTATCAAGGATAGAGACATCATCAAGAAGAACATTCAGCAACTTGAAAAACTGATGACGCAGGTTTCTTCCAAGCGAGAGAGATATGAAAATCAGTTGAAGGAAATCACCAACAAGAATAGTTGCAGCGAATGTGGTCAATCTTTGCCAGAGGAACACATTGAGTCGATGAGGGCAAGTGCCAAAGAAAAACTCGACAAGATGGTTTCTGGTATTGTAGAGATGAATGGAAATATGAAAGCACTCTTGGAACGAAGTGAAGAGATTGCGGTCGTTGTAGATGCCGTTCAAGAGAAGCAGAGTCATCTGAATGAGTTGAATGGTAGACTGAACGCATCTAACTCCCATATTCGGCAACTTGAGTCGATGAAGAATCAAGCATCGTCGGAAAGTAGTTCGATAGATGAACAGATTGCTCTACTTGAAACACAGAAGGCAGAACTTGAACAGGTGAAGGAAGAACGAAAGACGCTCGTTGAGTTACAGGACAATCACGCAGTTGCCCATACTCTTCTGAAGGACAGTGGTATCAAGTCGAAGATTATCAAGCACTATCTACCGATTATGAACAAACTCATCAATCACTATCTGACCTCAATGGATTTCTTTGCCCAGTTTCATTTGGATGAAGAGTTCAACGAGACCATCAAGAGTCGGCATCGAGACACATTCTCTTATATGAGTTTCAGCGAAGGAGAGAAACTAAGAATCGACTTGTCGCTTCTTTTGGCTTGGAGAGAGATTGCTCGACTGAAGAATAGTGCCAACTGCAACCTCTTGATTCTAGATGAAGTGTTTGATTCTTCTCTCGACGGAATGGGAACAGATGAGTTTATGAAACTCTTGCACAGCCTCGGAAAGAAGTGTAATATATTCGTCATCAGTCACAAAGCAGACAATCTAACAGACAAGTTTCCAGCCAGTATGTCCTTCGAGAAGAAGGGTAACTTCAGTAGGATAGTGAAATGAATCTATTTGAGTTGACATACGAAGACTACCAGACAATGATAGGCGACTGGGAAGACCCACTCGACCCACCGATTGTCGAAGAACATAATGGGTTTCAAATCGTTCGAGATGATTTGATTGGTGGTGGCTCAAAGATGAGATTTTCCGACTATCTAATAAAGTCCAACAAGGAGATTCAAGAATGGGTATATGGGAGTTCGCCGGCAACTGGGTACGCACAGATTTCTCTTTCCTATTTGTGCCGCAAATATGGTAAGAAAGCCGTCATCTTTATGGCGGATCGAGCAGTAGAAAAGAGACACCCATATCAGTTACAAGCAATTGAAGCGGGTGCTGATATGCGATGGGTTCCAAACGGAATGCTTTCCGTGACCGAGAAGAGAGCAAGAGACTATGTATCAGATAATCCTACATCTCGTCGATTGCTCCCTATTGGTTTTGACGACCCCACGGTCATCGCGTCGATCATTCGTGTGGCACAATCTATGGATGTTTCACCCAGTGAGGTTTGGACGGTTGGTTCTTCGGGAACTCTTACTCGGGGATTACAA